CTTTAGGAACAGTTTTGGGCGGTTTAAAGGCTAAGACCCCGTCGCACCTCTGGCCACACTGGAATCTTGTCCACGACTTCAATTTTTTGAAGTGGGACCCATTCCCAAGAACCCTTCTTAGGGAGGACTTGGAGTGGAGGGCAGGGTACTGGATTGGTCGCAAAGAATCTTATATCATGATTGAGACACTTTTCTTTGTCCATTAACTTCTTGCGTTTCGATCTTCTCATTCGAACATTCTTATAATCGCCCCGGTCAGTCGTAAACTTTCCAGGAGATTGAAGATATTGAATAAGTGAGAAACGAGCAACCCAATCTATTTCTCTGATTGGGACTTCATTCGGAAGAGGTACATAGTCACCCTGGACAATCTTAACTTTGATAACTGAATCATAGATCCTTCTGATGGTTGGCGAGAAATTCGTCGCATCTTCAGATCGTTCGAGTCGGTGTAAAGCAAGATTTGGGTTCCTTTTGAACTCTGTCGCCATTGCTTGCTGATCTTTTGTGACCGTAATTGGTCCAATCGCAAACTTTGGTTTGATTCCGAAACCACCTAATGCTGGATGGATAAACCAATTCGGTGAAAAATCACCATATCGGTTGTTAAACCTCTGCATCACAAGTGGGAGAATTGGAGTTGCTTCAGGACAAGTTTCAAACATTTCATTTAATCCTTGTGCAAATTGAATCGGATTTGTCAGTTGATAATCGTCGAGACCGTAGAGCATACCTTGATTAAGGTAACCTTGACGTGTCAGGACACCATTAACTCGCATGAACAATTGAGAATTAATGGTACAAAAGTCCTTAGATTTGAAATTTTTCCCTTGGGAAGGTTTCAAACCGAACTTTGTGACTGTCTGCTTCCAAATTTCATATAATTCGTCATCAGATTTGAATAAAATGTCGTCTCCATTAATAACAACGTGTTCCAATAAATCTTTGGTGATTTTAACTCTTCTCATATACTCAACAATGATAGGACTATCATGTCTTTCCTCGAGAGTAGTAAGAGGGTCATCACCAAGTGGTCTATCTCTCCAGATTTTGACCGCAAGGCGATATGCCGCAAGATTTATTACACAAAGAGTTGAGAACGAAACCGGACCACCCATGGTCTGACCTTCTAGGGCATGAACTGTACACTTAGGAAACAAAATTTCCTTGGGTGCATCAGAATCTTCCCATATAAAAGTCGTTGGGTTAAGGAGTTGTCTCCTTTTACCGCCCCTCTCTTTGAGAATACGTTCGTTAGAAATTTCAGGATAATGTAGAATAACACCACTCTGTGAGTACAAGGCGAGAGCACTGTCTGGGACTTCTC